ATAGATTATGATAATTTTTTATTAACAACAGTAGGCGTATCAGGAGAATCTGCTCCTTTTACTATTCGTAATTTACGATTTACTACTACTGAAGAATGGAAAGATTATTTTAGAATCTCTCAAAATCAAGATGATGCAGATACTCAAAATTATGGAGTGCCTGACAGAGTAATTAAAAGTCCTGATAATAGAAAGTTTGGATTAAGTCCTATACCAGATAAGGTATATAGGATTTGGTTTTATGCTTATAACTTACCTACAGAGCTATCAGCTCATGGTGATCAATTAGTATTTCCTAATACTTATAAAACTGTATTACTAGCTAGAGCTAGATACTATGTTCATCAGTTTAAAGAAAATCCTCAAGCAGCAGCATTTGCACTAGAAGATTATAAAAGAGGTTTGCGTTTAATGAAGCTACACCTTACAGAGTCTGCACCAGGATACTTTAAAGATGACAGGATAAGGTTCCTCTAATGTCTCAGCCTTTCGCATTAGCGTGTCGAGGTGGTTTAAATGTAAATTTAAATCAGCTTGAAATTATGCGACAACCTGGAGTTGCTACAGAGTTACTTAACTTTGAAGTAGATCCTGATGGTGGTTACAGGCGCATTAATGGTTTTACATTATTTGGTGCAGGATCTTCAGTTAGGCCTAATTCAAGCAATAGAATACTAGGTATGTTTGTTTATGCAGATGGATTAATTGTTTGTTCAGGAACAGGTATATTTTTTAGCCAAGATGGAACTAGTTATTTACAAATAAATAAAGCCAGTGTTTCAGGAAGTGGTGATAATTATAGTACGTTTAGTGGAAGATCTAATGATGCTAGAACAAGTCAAGGCCAATGTAGTTTTGCTTTGTTTGAAGGTACTTCTGATTATGGTGAAGTATTAATTTGTGATGGAGCTAATAAGCCTTTCTTTTTTAAAATGACAGGCACTGGAGCTTTAGCAGATAGAACTTTTTTTGCAGGTGAAATTACAGTTGATAGCACTACAGCTCCTACTGTGGGAGTAATACATGAAAATCATTTTGTTGTAGGAGGTGCGCCTACAGCTAAGAATAAAATATATTTTAGTTCTAGTCTTGACCCTGATTCTTTTAGTGGATCAGGAGCAGGAAGCATACAGTTAACAGACTCTATTGTAGGACTAGCTAGTTTTCGTAGTGATTTAATTATATTTTGTAAAAATAGCATATTTAAACTAATTAACATTAGTGATAGCGATAATATTGCAGTTGTACCAATTACAAAAAATGTTGGATGTTTAGACGGCAATAGTATTCAAGAAATAGGCGGTGATCTTTTATTCCTTAGTCCTGATGGTATTCGTACAGTTGCAGGTACAGCAAGAATTGGTGACGTAGAGTTAAGTTCTGTCAGTAGGCAGATTCAAAAAATAACTACTGTTATTGCAAATGGTGTAAATAATTTTGTTATTACAAGTGGAGTGCTTAGAAGTAAATCTCAATATAGATTATTTTATACAAACACAACTCAAAGCTCTTCAGTTTCTAAAGGTATTATAGGAACACTTACTCCTAATGGATTTGAATGGTCAGAAACTAAAGGTATTCAAGCAACTGGCTTTGCTTCTGGTTTAGATAAAGATGGTGTAGAACAGTTATATCATGGAGATAATACAGGATATGTATATAACCATGATACAGGTAATATATTTAATCCTGCAGGTAGTGCTTCTAATGTAGAGGCTCAATACTATACACCTGATTTAGATTTTGGAGATATAGGTACAAGAAAAACTATTAAATATGTAAAACTATCTGTTACTCCTGAAGGTACTGTACAACCAGAGTTACAAGTTAAATATGATTTTGAAAGCACTACAACTCCTCAACCTCCTGCTTATACATTAAGTCAGATTCCTTTACCTGCTACATTTGGTAGTGCCACGTTTGGAGAGTCTGAATTTGGAGCAGCAGAAAATCCTTTAGTTAGACAGGCAGTAGAGGGGACAGGAAATACAGTAGCTTTTAGACTTAAAAGTGATGACCAAAGATCACCTTACTCAATTAATGGCTTTTATATAGATTATATGCCAGCAGGTAGGAAATAATAAATGGCTTACACATATACAAGACAAAGTACGATCTCTGATGGAGATACGATTACAGCCGCATTATTTAATAATGAATATAACCAATTATTAAATGCTTTTGCTTATTCGTCTAGTGATGCTGCTGCTACAGGGCATAGACATGATGGATCATCAGCTCAAGGCGGCAATATATCTAAAATTGGTGATCTTGATTTCTTAAACAAGATTGAAGCTGACAGCACTAATAATAGATGGGGTATTTATGTTGAAGTATCTTCTAGTGCAGTAGAGCAGATAAGAGTACAGGATGGAGCTATTGTTCCTGTTACAGATAATGATATTGATCTAGGTACAAGCTCATTAGAGTTTAAAGATGCTTACTTTGATGGAACAGTTACTACTGATGCTCTAGTTGCAGATACTGCAGATATTAATGGCGGTACAGTTGATGGAGCAACGATTGGAGCAAGTTCTGCTACTACTATTGTCGGTACAACTATTACTGCGAATACAGCTTTTGTGCCTGACGCTTCAGATGGGGCTTCACTAGGTACTACATCACTAGAGTTTAGTGATCTTTATTTAGCAGACGGAGCAATAATATATTTTGGTGATGATCAAGATATAAATATTACTCATGTAGCTGATACTGGTTTAACTACTAATGGTACATTTCAAGCAACTACTATTACAGCTACAACAGCTTTTGTACCTGATGCCTCAGATGGGGCTGCTTTAGGCACATCTTCATTAGAGTTTAGTGACCTGTTCTTGGCAGATGGGGCTGTTATTAATTTAGGGGATGATCAAGACACTACACTTACTCATGTAGCTGATACAGGTATTTTACTTAATAGCACTAGACAATTTCAGTTTGGGGACTCAGGAACTTATATTTATCAAAGTGCTGATGGAGTATTAGATTTAGTTTCTGATACAGAAATAGAACTTAACGCTACTACTATTGATATTAATGGTGCTGTTGATGTAAGTGGTGAAATAGCTGCAGCTTCATTAGATATTTCTGGCAATGTAGACATAGATGGTACAACAAATTTAGATGCTGTAGATATTGATGGTGCAGTACAAATTGATGCTACTGTTACTGTAGGTGTCGATGATACTGGCTATGATGTTAAGTTTTTTGGTGATGCAGCAAGTGCATACATGCTTTGGGATGCGTCAGTAGATGATTTAATTTTAGGAGGAGCTGCTAGAGTAGTTGTCCCAGATGGTCAATTAGTATTAGGCAGTACAGCAGTCAGTTCTACTGCAGCAGAATTAAATATTCTAGATGGTGTAACTAGTACAGCAACAGAATTAAATATATTAGATGGTAAAAGTTTTGTTGATGAAGATGATATGTCTTCTGACAGTGCTACTGCTATTGCCTCACAACAATCAATTAAAGCTTATGTTGATTCTCAAGCTGGAGATATGCAATTCGTTCTTGAAGATGGGGATGGTACGGAAGTCCAGATAACCAAAGATAAAGAAGTAAAGTTTGTTGAAGGCGGTGGAATAGATATTAACTGGACTGATACAGATAATGGTACTGATGGAGATCCCTATGATCTTACATTTACCATTAATGCAGCACAAACAGATATTACTTCTCTTTTAGCTACTGATATTAAAATTGGTGAAGACGATCAGACCAAGATTGACTTTGAAGATGCTGACAAAATTAACTTCTATGCTGGTAATGAAAAGCAGTTAATCCTTGAAGATGGTGCATTATACCCAGGAGCAGACAATATCATTGATCTTGGTAAGTCTGACAATGAATTCAAAGATGCTTTCTTTGATGGGACTGTAACTGCAGATGCTTTTGCAGGGCCACTAACAGGCGATGTTACTGGAAATGCAGATACGGCTACTGTAGCTACAAGTATTACTGCATCAGCTAATAATAGTACCGATGAAACAGTCTATCCTACGTTTGTAGATGGAGCTACTGGTACACAGGGAATAGAAACAGATACAGGGTTGACTTATAACCCTAGTTCAGGGGATCTGACTATAGGTGGAGAGTTAATAGCTGCTACTCTTGATATATCAGGAAATGTAGATATAGATGGCACACTAGAAGCAGATGCAATTACAGTTAATGGTACAACTTTAGCTGAAACAATATCAGACACGATTGGAGCAATGGTAGGTTCTAATACAGAAACTGGTATTGCAGTTACTTATGATGATTCTGATAATACTTTAGATTTTGTATTAGCTTCAGCTCAAACAGCCATTACTTCATTATTAGCTACTGACATCAAGATTGGTGAAGATGATCAAACTAAAGTTGATTTTGAAACTGCTAATGAAATTCATTTATATGCTGATAATGTAAATAAAGTTACAGTTGATGCAAATGGAATGACTTTAAATGCAGGAGCTTTACAGTTAAAAAATGGCTCAACAAGTGCAGGTAAAATAGAGTTCTTTGAAGATTCAGATAATGGTACTAATAAAGTAACTCTTATTGGCCCTGCATCTACAGCAGATATTACACTAACATTACCATCTTCTGATGGAGATGCTGGTCAATTTATGCAAACTGATGGAAGCGGTAATCTTAGCTTTGCAGATAGTACAGGTATGTCAACATCTAAAGCATTCTTTATGGGGCAATTATAATGGCAGTCAAAATATCAGGCGTTGATTTAAGCGCAAATACAACAGCAAATATAGGACAGGCTGGTTCCTCTGGAGGTACTTATACTGTTCATATTCTTAATAGAAGTTCATCTTCAGCGTTTGTCCAATTAGGTGTAGGAGATAGTTCTGCAACCTTTGCAAATGCTCAAAAGCTACTAGAGAACACTCAAATAGCACCAGATGAAAGTTTAAGTTTTTCTCCAGTGGTCGCAGGGGCTAGTGATTATGTGATCGGTAGAAGCACAGTCGCAAGCGTAAACATGGTAATGATGGGGCATGATGAATAATGGTGGGAATAATTAGAAGAAACGTAGAAAAGTATCCAAGCTCATTACCAAGGTTTCCTAGACAGGATACGAGTGGATGGCCTTATTATAGTTGTGATAATGGGGCTGCGGGATATCATGCCATGTGGAGAAAAGGTTTTCCAGGCGGGACGGCTGGTAGGTCAATCAGAACTGCTGCAACTGCCGCTGATTCTTTTGATGCAACTTTGTATAACATAGATGCGACTGAATCAACAGATGGTGTTTGGAACGGAGGCATGACAATCGCTGAAGGCGCAGGAAGTGCTAACGCAGATCGGTACGTTAGTAGTTATATGGATACGTCTGAAAATGTTTGGTATATGTTGTTTACCGACACTACT